AAAATAGAAACAAGAATGATAAAAGTGCTAATAACACCGACCAAACCAAGAAAGGTAACGGCATCACCATTGAAATTAAGTGTATCTGGATTCATCATTTGAGTGATTTACTTCGTAATCATAACACGGACAGCAGCACCAATCAAGAGGTGCTGTGCCACTGCAAAAAGTGTCCCATCATTTCTCGGACTCTTTTGCTAATTTAATGTATTCATATTCTTTGGGATATATCAACATACAAACATCTTTATCTTTTGTAACTCCCTTATTCATACAAATAGTGATGTACTTTTCACAGACGAAATCCACATATCCGTGAATATCTTTGTAATAAACTTCTAAACCAGTGGAAAACATAAAAAAACTATATTCTTAATTGGTATTTATCGAATGGGTTCAAGTTTAGTTTGAACTTCTTTCAATACATCATATTCTTTCTTAAAGTTTTCATCTTCAAAATGTTCAGTGTATTTTTCATAATAATCCACCAAACTAGTATTCAATTGTTTAATCAAACGAATAGTAAAGTCAGCAGTTCCAACTTTATCATTCAATGAAACAATAAAATCTTGTAGTTCTGTTTGTGTTAAACCAAAAAAGATTTCACTTCCAAGTTCATCAATTGGTTTGACTACATTTGCATAAATTGGTATTTCAGTCAATATTCTGCCCTATCAATAGTTTCTACAACACTATGAAGTTTATTATAAAGACCACTCAATGATACTTTACCAGAACTCTCCATTAGTTTCTGTTCTTTCTTTGAAAGCAATTGCAATGCACCTTTAATTGCTTCTAGTTCATCAAGATTTAGTTTTACGTCAGTCATTTTGAGTATTCAGTGTTTGTTTAATTTGAAATTGAAGAGTTTTAAGAACAGAACTCAAATATCCAGCAACATACGGATATCCTTTATCCTCGTCTTCTAGTGCTAAACTTGCTTCATTGAGACAACTATCAATGTCTTCAATGATTCGTTCCATTTGAATGTTTTTCATTGTATTACGAATGGTAAGTTTGATGTTGTTTCCAAGCACCAGAGTGGATTTCTTCTGCACTCAGAGGTGGTTCTCCACCAATATCATCAGTTGGATCGTAGTAGATAATCTCTTCAATAGCAGGAATAATCTCATACTCAATCTTACTTAAATCAGTTACATTGAGAGTTTGATCCATCATATGAAGTTTGTTTTCATATTCTACAATCTCTATAAGTTCTTTGTAAATACGTTCCAGTTTTGTGAGTGAGTATTCCATTACCATTCACCTCGTTGAATCAAAATAGATTTAATTTCATTGTAAGCAAACTGTTTCATTTTAGAATCAGTCGCATTATCTAACACATAATACATTTTGTTTAGATAATCATTAGGAGTTGTGATATTGATTACTTTTGCGTTAGTTACACCAATATCACGCAAAGAAGAACCTGCTTTTGTTTTTGGTCTACCAAAGTTTCCAGTTACATTACCTTGTGTGCGAAGTTTAGGTTTGATTTTAGAAAGATTTGAAGCAGTCATCTATCTTTGTTTGTGTCCTGTTATTATAGCAGGTCCTTCGACCCGTGCTTGTTTAGTGTGCCAGTGCTACAACTGGCACATCACTTCACAATTTTCCAATGTTCGTTTCCATTTTTAGGCAACCACATAAAGTATTTCCTATTCAAAGAAGCAAGAAACATCATATCATCTTTTTCTTGTTCTACATGGCATCCATGAAGATTATCCATAATGTTTGCAAACCGATTCTTTGCTTTGGAAGAAATTGGTTCCACATTCACAATTTTACGTTTTTCTTTGGTCATCATCATAATTAGTTACAAAGAGAGTTGCCAATAATACTACCAGTCACAACACCAAGAGGAATAGACCACCAACGATTTGGTACACTTTTAGTTACACCATAAGCACCCAAACCACCTAGGATAGCACCAATAGGAGCAGCAGCACAACTCCTACGATAAGGTTGTTCTACTGGTTGTGTTACTGGTGAAGGATAATATGGTGCTGCAACAGCATTATTTGGACGATAATAAGTTCCAGTTCCACATTGAGTATTATAACTTCTAGTATTCACATTTCCCTGACGATAGTTTCCATAACCATCATAATATCCAGGAGAATAGTTTTCTGCATAAGTCGTACAAACCTGATAGATGTTTGTCTGTTGTGCTTTTACAGGAACAGAAAACAATGCAAGTGGAAGAATTAAAAGTAATCTCTTCATCATACTGCAAGAGGAGCAGAGGGGATTTCAACAATTTTATGCTTCCTTTCATGAAGATCATAGCACACCCATTCACCATTACGGAAAAGGTAAGCATATTCCTCACCATCACCAAGATACTCAATCAAATTAGCATCAAGACGAGGAGGGCAATCATCACCACGATAGGAGTAATAATTAGCACCATAAACACCTTTCACACCACTATCGTCCCAACGTTCATCAGTCCAGCAGCAACTCATATCACCACCATCAATTAGTTCTTCGGCAAGTGATTTGGCATTATAGTGAGTAGTAAGAATACGACCCAACCATTCAGGATAACCTGACCAATGGTGATAAACGGACAGAATAGAACCATCAGAAAGTTCAAGACCAATACGAGAACGTGTTGCCATTTGCTTTGCTTAATTACTCCGTAATTATAGCACCCTTTTGAGTGCTTTGGAGGTCTTATGTGCCAGTCCTTATGGTGGCACAAGTCTCCATAATGGAAGCATCGAGGTTCAAACTCGAAACCTTTCGGTTGCAAACCGAATGCTCTATCAATTGAGCTATGCCCCCGTATTGGTGGCAGACCAGAGAATTGAACTCCGTCCTATAGGTTATGAGCCTATCGTGCTACCTTTACACTCTTCTGCGTTATTTGAAGTTTATTGACATTCTAGGTCAATAAACTTCTTGATTTCAATCTCTTTTTAATAGAATTTCCATTAACATTAAACATTCTACCAGTATAAGAGTATCCATGAGTTTTTACTAATTTTAAAAGTTCTTCATCACTTGGATAGTTTGCTTTTTCTCTAACTTTTTTAGAACACTTATCAGAACAATATTTTTGTCTGGCAGGCATTTCAGAACTACAAACTGGACAAGAAGACATTTTTTTAGAAAAATCACTTATCCAAATAGAATAATCTTCATCAAAACGAATTACATTTTCAGGAATTTTAGTTATATCAGCATGAACTTCTCTATGACAATTAGCACAAAGACATATGCATTTTTTAAGTTCTAGTGAAACTTTATTCCAAGAACGAGTAATTCCCTTTGATGACATTGCAAAATCTTTTTCATCAGGATTTAAATGATGAAACTCCAATGCTTGTGAACTTTTGTTATATCCACATATTCCACATTTGGATTTAAATGCTTTTATTGCATACTGTTTTGCTCTTTTTCTATAATCAGAAACTGCTTTTGGATTAGACATACCCAAGGAATATATTATTACTATTTATAATAATATATTGTTTATAGGATAGTCAACTCCGAGTGTCAGAATCGAACTGACCTATAACAAATTAACAGTTTGCTCCCGCACCTTGCGGGCTACTCGGAATATAAAATCTTAAAGTTTATGTTCTAAAAGATATTCTACAGTGTTTGCTACATCATTCATAGCATCTCTTAAATCTGGTTGTTGTCCAGATTCTTGTTTGATGATTGGTCTTGAATCATCAGTTAAAGTCCAACGCCATTGCTTCATTCCACTACAATACCAAAGTTTAATATTCATGTTTATTATACTCAAGTTTAATCCAATTGAGAAGAGCATTTGATTCTGCTCTCTCACTTTCAGTCATAATATCTTTGAATGAAGCAGTATAATGCTCCAATGCTTTGATAGTAAGTTTTCGGTCTTGTTGTGAAATAAGAGACATAACGATTTTTATAGTTTGGAGATATTTAGATGTCTCCAAATCGGAGCAGCAGGGATTGAACCTGCGACCTCTGCTTCCCAAAAGCAGCATTCTACCGCTGAACTATGCTCCGTGGTGGGTAATACTGGATTCGAACCAGTGACCATCTCCGTGTAAAGGAGGCACTCTACCGCTGAGTTAATCACCCTGGCGGAAGTGGTAGGATTTGAACCCACGGAGGCTATTAACCTCGGACGCTTTCAAGGCGTCTGCCATAAACCTGACTCGACCACACTTCCATTCATAAATTATACACTATCTATACAATGGAGTCAAGAGTATAATTCGTAATGAGTAATTCAGTCTTCACATTATCTTGTGTTCCTTTTTCACCACGATGAACCATTGAATACCTTAACTTCCATTCGTTTAGATTATAGTCTTTATAACGACTTAATAACCAATCATTGAGATTGTAAGTAATCATAAAACGATGAGGACATTTATCCACATCATTAGCAAATCTTTCGTGAGAGAATGATGAGTGAAGTTTTCTTCCAGTTCCATAAAGGAAATCCTTAATATCATAAGGTGGGTCAAGAAATACAAACACATCATCACCCTCTGCATTCATCACTTCTTCATAGTCGATATTTGTAATCTTCCAGTCTTTGATAATATAAGAATATCGTGGAAGTTTATCAATACCAACTAATGAGAAGTTAGAACGTGATGCTTGAACTGAAAATGTTGAGTTCTCTGTAAGACCAGAATAAGAACACTTATTCATTACAAAGAACGCAACTGCTTGTTCCATTGGTTCAAGATTACCAATGGTGTGAGAGTAATTATCAAAGAGTTCTCGGTGTGCGTTATCATCACCATTTACTTCTTCTTTAATTGCTCTCAACTTATCTTTAAGAACTTGTCCATTATCACGGAGTTGAATCCAAAAGTTATACAAGTAATAATACTTGTCGTTGACCCAAATGGGAACCTTTGGATAGTTTTGTGATACCATTAAAGAAATGCTTCCACCACCCAAGAATGGTTCACGGAACTCTTTGAAGTCACTTGGAAACCAAGGAGCAAGAGTTTTTAATGCTTTACTCTTACCGCCAGGATAACGAATCATGGTCTTTAATGGAAATTGTATCATCTATATTATTGTGCTTGATTCCAAATGTATTTTAGCAGAGTTTTACTCTCAGGTACAACATTAACTTCTTCTGTATCATTTATACCATCATAAATCATCGTAATATCTTCTTCAGCAACTGAAAAAGTAATTCTTGATTTTCCTTCTGTAAATTTTTTAACGAACAAGAGTTTTGCATCAAGTACAGCAAGTCGATGGGTCCAAGGGTCAATCAAAACAAACCATTCTGACCTAGTTTTAAATTCAGAAACACCCGATTGAGTTTTTTTGAAATCCCAAGTTTTTGACTTGATTAACCAAGATTTCTTCTCTTGAGGTTCCAAACCAAATTTTTTTGTTTTTGCATCCCAAAGATGTTTTGTGCGATAAAGACCATCTGGGTCATTTTTTTCTTTCTTTTCTGATGCTTTAATATCAATATATTTTGAAAAATTTTCAATGAACCCAAATTCAATTGCTTCACCTCTTGCGAAACAATCAATTCCTTCATTCAAAGGATACATTGCAGCAACCTTATTTGCTTGAATGAAGAATTTTTTATATTCCTCGTCGGGAATAGTTTTCAAATCGGAAATAAACTGTTCAATCATAATACTAATAACTGAAATAATGTGGAATGCCCTTTCGGGCAATAGGAGGAGCGGGATTCGAACCCGCACTGTACAAATTTTAAGTTTGGTGTCTCCTGCCGTTGGACTACCCTCCCGATAAGACTATCATAACTCAAAGAATCACAATAGTCAAGTGTGCCGTGTGATTGTGAGTCTAAATCAAAACTCTTTGATAAATGCCCCACTGGATTTTATCTAAAGTTTTGAACCACGGCAAGTGCTCGTTAAGAGAATCGGACTCTTCTGAGGCGCTTTATGAGAACGCTGCCTTCACCAGATGGCTAAACGAGCAGAAAAAGATGAGAACTTACACACTCATCAGCACACCATCTTTCTTCATTTGTGAAATCATTTTACCCACACTTTCACCAGCATTCCAAGTGTTGCGAAGTTTGCCTTTAAAACCTTCAATGCTGTCACATTTGAAGATATAAAACTTATCAGGTTTGTAAGTGTAAGCAACCCCGACTTCACTGGTTTCTTGATTAAAAGAAAGTTTAGCAATCGCACCAGAAGTGTGAATGTCAAGAACTTCCATTTGCCTCATTCATTTGATTACCTAGTAATCATAGCACGGGGTCTGGGGTCTCGGCAAGGGTCAGGGACGGTTTGGGAAGTGTCCTAATTATTTGGTGTTATTTGTGTGATTTTCT